TGATGATAGCGTCCTGATACCCGGCCTCGACTTGGTAATCAATGTCATAGTCCGCAAATGCGGGCAACGCACCGTTTACCCTCAAATGCAACTCGTAATTGGTCGGCCTTGGGTAAAAGTGCAATTTAGATAACGGCAAACCTTGTTCGTACCAGCCATAACGTGGTATTGAATCAATTTCCTTTAGGCTGACTGCGTTAAATTCTTCTTGGGTGATCCATTGGAAAGGGTAGTCGATACCGCTTATCCTGAAAAAACTGGCGTCCAGCACTTGTGTTGGGCGCTCTGTGTTGATTGTCCCGCCTGTGCCGATGGTTATCGGTGATCCAGTGACGGTTTGGACAATTTCGGTCGTATAGGGGATAAAGATATTTTGTGCTTTCCACGCATCTATCATGCGGTTGAGCAAGCGCAAGCCATGCGCAAGGTTGTCGCTGTCTATGTTGTTGCCAAGCGCCACCCTGCCTATTTCTGTAAATGCGTCTTGGATTGCCTGCCTAGCTTTCATATTCCAACCTTAAAAAAAGGGGCATTTCTGCCCCTTAAACGAGGATTGTTATTGCAATACGACACAAGCGTGGTTGCCTCTTGGTGCGGCAAATGCCCCCAAGATGTCAATACGGGTCGCGTTCTTGGCATTGACACCGTCGCCGAAAGTCGTAACCCTCACGCTCAAGCCATTGGGCAAGGTAGCGACTTCGCTATCAAGGCCGGCAAGCTTTTCCATCGGGACGAATGCCAAGGCATAGGCGTTCTTCTGGAACATGAGGTTCTGGGTGACAGCCGTATTTGCAGGGGCAAACAAGGTAATGGCCGCCGCCGCTGCCGGTGAGCCGCTTACGTTCTTGTTGGTCACTGGGTTGATAGGCGGATAAATGCTTATCGACCCGGTCGTGCCAGCCGCCGTAAAGTCAGCCGTAACGGTGAACTGCTGCAACTGTTGCGTACCACCTGTTGGGAAGATAACAGGCAATGTAGTGCCCGCTTGCGGATGCACCGCAAATACGCCCGCAATCGTGAACTTGGTGCCTTTGGTGATGGTTTGCGCCGCCGTCAGGCCGCCGATGTTCAAGGTCGAACCGGTTTGGCTCGCGCCGTTGACGGTCAAGCCCGTTGCCGGTGCTGTGCCTGTGGTCAATGTCGGTACGGACTGGTGTTCGTACCACATGGCGTTCTGGGCTTCACCAAGCGTCCCTTTCAGGAACATCTTTTGGATTTGTGGGCCAGCATGGAACAACTGCTTGCTGGAATCGACCAATTCCACGTTTGCGCTGGACGTGAACAGCATAGTCCGGTCGCTTGGCGGGCATAGGTTGTTTTCTAGCCGCGCCCGTGCCTGTGAATAGGTTTTCATGGTATTGGGCACTGTGCCTGCCGTGCCAACCCAGTTCGGCGTTGCCTGTACCGCACGTTTCAGCACTTCGGCTTCTATGACGCTCGAAAATGTCTGCAATTGGGGGCGCAGCACGCGTTCCCTAAAGTCGGTCATGTCAGTGTACTGTTCCTTGATGTTGAACGAGAGCGCCATGTGCTTGACGATGTCAAGCTTCAGGTTGACCTTTTGTTCCACATGGTCGCCTGGGTTGCCAGTACCAGTGAACAACGTGCCGCCAGCGCCGCCGCCAAACACCAGGCCGTCGAACACTTGGCCAATCGGCGGAATCTTGATGTCAACATTATCGCCGACATTGTAGCCGTTGAAGTTCTTGCCGAACTCGCGGTCATAATCCCTGTTACAGTTCGCCAAAAAAGGCGATTCTTCTTCAAGTATCGCGGCGCTTTCGCGTGCGATTACCTGGTTAGTTAAGTTTAAGTTTGCCATTTCCTATCATCCTGCACCCCCGTACCGGCCTTCCTTTTGGCGCTGTGCCCACCAATCATCCACGGGCAGTTTGCCTGGGTCGGTCTTGTACAAGGTTGTTGTTGATCCACCGCCCCTAACTGCCGGTTTGGCATCAGTGGCGGAATTTGGTTTCTTTTCGAACTTTTCTTCCATCCGTCCAATCCAGGCGGCCTTCCGCGAATCGCTCATCACATCGAACCTAACCCGGTCTTCCGCATTCAAGCACAAATGCTCAATGATCTTTACCCTATGGGGGCTGTCGATGATGGCCTCCGCAAAAGCCGCGCCCTTCGCCCAATCGAGTATATCGTCAATAATTTCAGGGTCGAACCCGGGCGCTTTGGCTATGTCGGCATAAAAAGCCTTGCCGACCTCCGCCTGTTCCGCCTTGGCCTCTTCCTGTTGCTGTATTAACCGCTCTTGGGCAACCTCGTACTTTACCAGCGCCTTGTTATAGGCGTTGATGTCCGGAAAATCCTCCGGCCTTGGCTCGGCGATGGCTTCCTGTTCGCGGGTATTGAACCTTTCAAGTTCCCGTGCAATCCGTTTTTCATACTTTTTTTCCAGTGACTTCCTTAACTTGGACTCACGTTCGTCGATTTCGGCTTGCGTGTACAGCTTTCCAGTGTCAGGGTTGGTGTCATCGGTAGAAAGTTCGCCCGTGTTATTGGCCTCGGTCGCCGTCGTTTCTTTTGTTTCAATTGCGGCATCGTCTGCCCCTGGCGCTATGTCACCAGTAACAATTTCTTCACTCATGTGTAACCTCAGTTACCCTTGTGTTAGGCACAAGTACCTTACTGATTATATACCACAAGTTTACAATCGATGCAATTATGCCTTAATTATCAACAAAATAGGGTATTGACAATAAGCTAAGATAGTTTATTATTTGATTGCCATTAAAAGTGAACAGAAACATTATATGTAAGCGAGCCAAAGATAAAAACGGCTACATAAGATAGTAGCGAGCCATTGAACCATAACAGGAACATTTGGGGGTAGCGAGCCACAAATCAAAACCAGAAGCAACTGAAAGTAGCGAGCCATATATGCAAAACAGAAACAATGCAGTTTAGCGAGCCATCGTCAACTAACAGAAACAAATAATTGAAGCGAACCAACAGGAGATAAAGATGCAAGACCGTAAAATGATGAAAGTGGCAGTGCGTTCACTGTATGCGCTGCAAAAACTGAGGATACAACAAGGCAACCGCATAGCGGCGGCCTTTAGGTACAAGCTGGGGCTTGATTCCTCACAACCGGAAGGCGAAGACGAGGACGCGAGCAACTTGCTCAAGGAGATAAGGGCAGAGTTCAAGCGCATAACGGACGGAATCAAGCGGATCACCAAGAACACAAAGACCGATTCGCCGTTAATCACGACCGTCGGTGAACTGGCGTTATTGGAAGCTTACGAACGAATGCTCGATTCTGAATCCATGCACGAACGTGCCATAGCCGACTTGCTGAAAGACGAACCGATATGGGGCGGGCACCTTTTGGGCGTGCGCGGCTGCGGGACGTTGATGGCTGGCGTTATCGTCTCCGAAATCGACATCCATAAATGCAACAGCATCAGCGCACTATGGAAATACTGCGGATTGGACGTGGTCGTGAACGGGGATGGCGCGGGCGAAGGCAGGAGCCGCAAAAAGCACCACCTTGAGCCTAAGACCTACACCAACAGCGACGGCGAGATTGTCGATACGGTAGGGATCACCTTTAACCCATTCTTGAAAACCAAGCTTATTGGTGTGTTGGGGTCAAGCTTTATCAAGCTTGGCGGAGAATACCGGGAAATCTACGACAACCATAAGCATTGGCTGGAAAGCCACCCAAAACACGCAGAAAAGACCAAGGGCCACCGCCACAACATGGCCATTAGATTCACGGTCAAGGAATTCTTGGCCGACCTGTGGGCTAAATGGCGGACACTGGAAGGGCTGGAAGTCAGGCCACGGTACGCCGAGGAAAAGCTTGGCATAGCCCACCATGAAAAGGCTGCATAGCCAATAAATTGAATCAGGAACATTAAAGAATAGCAAGCCAGTGTTGCCAAACAGAAACACGGAATTTTAGCGAGCCAATTTGCTTTATCAAAAACATAGAAATCAAGCGAGCCAGCAAAGGTAAAACAGGAACATTATGCCCAAGCGTGCTATGAAATTTTTGCCGGTTTTCGTATAAAACCGGCGTTTGGCTACAATACCGCGAACGCGTCATAAACCTCACCAGGGTTTTCCAGGCGAAGCCGCGCCAACTCCACGGCTGCTTCGGCCATCGAAAACCGCGCGGGGTCTTCCATCACGTAAACTTGGTTAACTAAACGCATAATTAGGTACATCTTTTTATCTCCCGTCATGTAAATGTAAGTAAATGCTTACATATAAGCAATTTTAAGTGAATTTTGAGTATTTTTTGAGTGAATTTTGAGTTTCCTTCTATTGACATGGCCATTTTTATAGTTTTCTTCATCTCTGCCGAAGGCTTAACACAAAGGCGACAGCCGATGTGTGGTTAGAACAACTAACCCAATCCTTCAAGTCACCAATTCCAAGCCGTCATACAAACTTCCCGACAAAATCTGAAATATAGCCGTAGCCATTGACAGTGTTACTGTGCGAATCCATAAAATAAAACCGGATG